CTTTGAATTAAGAAACCAAAACTTTCATTTGTAATAAAACGTCCCTTTTTGCTTCTACCTTTTAAGGATTTATTTTTAATCCAATTAATCAGGGGTTGTCTTGGTGGCATCTTGCTGCTATATTTAAAAGGACTACCTTGACCACGCATTTTACCACTACCTTTATATCCACCTGCACCCCTTACACCCTCATCAACAAATGCCCAATAATCCTCAGCACCACCAAATTCAAATTCTAAGGTTACACTATTTTTACTGCTTGTAACTAAATAATCAAAATCATTATATAGGGTGTTTTGTCTTGTTTGTTTTTTCTTTTGTTTAAGAATACCACGACCTTCCTTAACCACGCTTCCACCTAGTTTCTGTAATGATTGTATAGTGTTATTAAATTTCATTATGAATTAGGGTCTACAGGAACAATACAAAGATTGTTAGGATTATTTACTTCCATACTAATAGTAGCTGACCAACCTGTAAGAAGATTGTCAAATCTAGCTGTAAATGGTTCTGCTGATATTGGTAATTCTAAAACCACTTCACCATCAACCCAACTCGTTGAATATAAACTTCTATGAAATTCGCTTATAACATCTTGCAATATATTTAGGTTTTCACTTAATGTATCTATTCTTCCTAATCGTTCTTTATTAGGTGCATCACCTACTTCTTCATTAATCATATCCAATACATATATTGTAAATGAATAAGTCATAACGCCCCTGTCTATTGTTGCTGTTCCAGGTTCAGCATATAAAATAACATAATCAGTAGCACCAAGCTTATTAATATCCACCTCGTCCATAAAGCCACTATGAAAGCTATTAATCTCATAATGCTTTTCTGCTATTGTTTCTAAATATCCAAGTACGTTTCTAAAACTTATCATAATTATTATTTTGCTTTGCGTTATAATCTTGAGTATATGCTAAATAAGTCAATACTTCAAGTATAGGCAATCTAGTTATTTTATCAATGTCTAATATGCTCGTAGATAAGTTATACAGAATGTTGTACCAACCCCACTTGGATTGCATACTTACACCTTTTGTGGTGTCGTTTCCTGTGCTTTCAAATAGCTGACTGAAGTCGTTGCTAATTTGCTTCCTAAAGTCAAAAAAAAACCTAAGCTATTTAATGCTATATCCATCGGACAATCTTTAAATAGTTGCTCTTTAAATTCATCAGGGTTATAACTTTCTATGGCATATCTATCATTTCTTTTAAATGAAATAGGTCTATATAAAATACTCATTATAGTATGTAGATTTTCAATAGGTTCTTTACAATATGTTTCTAAATCTATGTATTCGCCTGTCGTTATATTACTAAGGTTAGGACAGAATCCATATTCCTCATCATAAAACATAAAGGTCTTTTTAAAATCTTCTTTATCAGGTTCAGTATCTATTAGCTTTTTAATTATCCCCATTATCTCTAATAAGTCCTTGTAAGCCATTTTCTTAACTATAATGTCGCTTGTATTACATAATAGCGCTAAACTCTTTATGGTCTTATTTTTCTCGCTTCCTTTTCCCTCTTGTATTTCTACATATTTTTGATAAGTTTCTATCGTTATGTCAGACCACTTATCAGGTATTGTTAGTTTGACCTCTTTCATTACTAATAAATATAAAAGTTCATAATTCGTTTTTTATTACAATATATAGTATTTCCCTGAATGGTTAACACTAAGTTTATTTAAACATAAATATCTTGTTGCATCAATTAAATGGTCATTGATTTTAACAGGTGTATTTAATACATCACCATTTTTATCAGTTGCCCATTTATAGCTTCTAAATTCTTTGATAGCATTTAAACTATCTTTAGTTATATGCAATTTATATCTTCTCATTATATCAATTCCTAAATGTATTCCTGCACCTTTCTTAGCAGGTTTTATATTGAATCCTTGTCTATATATTTCTTCAATCGTTTTAGGTTCTGCTGAATCGCCTACTATTTCTGACTGTCTATCTATTCTAAATTCCCTTAGCTTATTAGCTAAATCAGTATTCGTTAATCTCTTTTCATAAAGCATTTCCTTAATGTATAAATTATCATCAGCTTGATATACTGCAACTAAAGCAGATGGTGAATTAGTGAAGCCAAAATCTAATCCATAACCAACCAACCTTCCTTGCACTTCATCTACTAATTCAAACTTCCTGAATATCATTGTCTGAACAGAACCAATTTCGCCTAATCCGTAAACTTGCCA